CCACGTTTTGCGCAAGGTTCGCAAACTCCTATCGCCCTGGTTAACCAAGCCCACTCACTACAACGGCCTGCGCAATACGTTATCCAGGGTATTTGGCCATGCCATCCAGGATGGCGTGATCGACAGAAACCCCATTCCCGACATCCAGAAATCAGTCGAACCAAAGCGCGAAGTGCTGATACCTAACGATGTTTACGTAGCCATTACCGAACACCTACTGGTGCACAACCTGAACCGCCGAGCATGCGACGGTGCTTGGCGCGCGAAAATATGCGACCTGATTTACATGATGAGCCAGCAACCCATTGACGTTTTCGGCCTGAAAGAAAGCCAAATAAACGATGATGGTGGCGAATTTGGAGAAATTACCTTCTCCCGGCACAAAACCGGCGTGGGTATTTTGCTGGAAATGAACACCGAACTGCGCCAGCTGGTTGATTGGTTTCGCAACTGGAAGCGAGAGCAGGGCATTATCTCGCCGTATCTGATGGTTTATCCCCGCTACTTCGACATGCGCAGCCGCACCCAGCCGGTGAAGCATCGATTTATGCAGGGGTGCTGGGCGCAAGCCTGTGAGGACGCTGGCTATAAAGGGCAGTATCAGTTGCGAGACTTGCGCAAGAAAGGCTTAACCGACGAGTTCGTGTCCCAGGGCGAGAACAACAAGGGTGGCCATGAAACCGAAGCCATGCGTAACCACTACCGCCTGATCCGGCCGCCAGAGCGCAGCCGATCCACGCTTAAATCACTACGCGATGCAGCACAAACTAGCGATTGATTGTCGGGACTTGGTCGGGGTTCTGTCGGGGAGCGCTCGCCGGTAAATTTCGGAAGCCCCAAGGCATTGGAATATAAAGATAAAAATGGAGGCGCGGGTCGGAATCGAACCGGCGTTAACGGAGTTGCAGGGTGCTCCATCTGATAGCCTTTTGTTACGCTAAATGAATCACCTGCACCGCAATCTTAATCCTGTTTGACACCTCTTTTTGCCTAAGCTAGTCCCTTTAGAATCAATAACCTGCGAATACTCTGTCGGGGCGCGCTCCTACGTGAAATCTGAACTACTTCGGCACCACCACTGCTCGCCACAGCAACGTACACGTCAGCGTTAATCGAGCGAATCCGTTTATTGTGAGACGAAAGACAATGATGGTGTACGCGTGTGCGTGCAGGTGCGTTGGGAGGTTTCCCTCAGAATGTTGGGGGGGTTCGGAAAGGAGTAACAAACGTAACACATGTAACACTATTATTATTATCTATATATATTAATTACCTATAATCGTTAGTAGTGGCAAGTAATCTGTAACGAACACGTAACGCTGTTACACTTTACGAACGTAACTTTTAAAAATAAAAAACCCTTTATAATCAATGCTGTTACGTTTTTGTTACTCCCTGTTACTCTTTTTTGTAACAGGAAGAGTGAGCAGTGGTGCGGCCTGCAGGGCATTATTTCCCCTTGTTACGCTTGTTACGCTTTTCCGAAGCCCCCCTGCTGCCACAGAACAGAAAGCTGATATATCAGTCTGCTTCACCCTCTGAGCCTCCGTTGGAGCGTGTAAATACGGTGTGGATTAAGGCAGGAGTGCATACAAGAACCGAAGGCGGGGGGGAGTTCGCGCTGGCACTACGAGCAACCCCACCCGTGTGGTTTGCTCGGGACGAAAAAAAGCCCGCGCGTGGCGGGCTGTTTAGCCTGGCTTGGTAACGGCTAGGACGTGACTGGCTCGCCCAGGGAATACGGCTTGAACTTGCCGGCGATGTCGTTCATCTCCAGCATGCGCTCTTGCAGCGGCTCCAGTTCATTGGCGGCAAATACTCGAGCCGCCTTTTCTGCATCCCCGAACCCACTGGTGTTGGTGGGGATAATGCCCATCAGCTGCGGCGGTACGCGGTGGCCTGCCAGCTGGTCGTCACGCGTTGCGTTCTTGATGCTCCAGAACTCATCCTTCGCGGCCACCTCGCTAACCGGTATTACCTGCAGCCCGTCTTTTTTCCCGTTGGGCGCATACATGAACAGGTTTTTGAAGTTGCCCGGGCCTTTGCTGTTGCGTAAGGCGGTGCGCAGCTCATCGATGTCACCCTGCTGCTGTGCCGCGTCGGTCATGTACATGATGAATCCGGCGTGGCTGCCGTTGTTGTAATACTTGCGGCGGAATAGGGTGGCGCTTTCGTTCAGCCAGGCAGACTGCAGCGAGCCGATATAGTCGGGCACGCCATACAATTCCTGGTCTAGGTCGGGTTCCATCAGGTGGATTATGCTTCCGGCTGCAAACTCTTCTGCCTGCAGCCAACCATGCACCCACCAATAAGTTTCAGGTTTGATTCCGCGTCGACAGTACTTGGCCAATACCGGTTTGATCTTTACCAGGCCACCCAGCCGATTGGTAATCATCTCGCCGTAGAGGTTACCGAACACCAGGTAATCCAGCGCCATACGCGAAAAGTCCTGACGGCTTAAGTATTTTGTTGGCTGGAAGGACTTCACCAGAATATTCCGTTTAACCTGCAATGCGCTGCCGTGGTGTGCGGTGGCCCGGTATGATTTTGCCAGTGCGCCCAGATCAACCGGTGGTTCGTAATAATCCTGTCCCGCTGCCCAGCAGCCGGTGTAAAGCATTTCATACCGATCCATTACCGGTGTGGGTTCGCCGAATGTAAATGCTTCAAACTTGCCGTTGCTCATCAATAAATCTCCATCATGCTGCCGCCATGCTTTGCCGGGCCTTCAAGCGGCTCATTCGCCAGGGCATGCATAATTGCCCAGGCGATGTCCGAATGCCCGGTGTCGCCACGGCGACCGGCAGCGTAGGTTATGTGTTTCTGGGAATCTGTCATTACACGGCGAATAGCCATGAAACTCTGGGCGATCGCGGTGTCGCCGGCGTCGAACTGAAGCCGGCAGCGGTCGATGATGTTCTGGGTTTTGATGACCAGCCTGGCCTTCACATCCAGCGAATACTGGTACCTGGTAACGCCCGGGAAGAACTTCTCCACCAATTCGGCCACCGCTTCACCCAGGCCGGTCACATCAATGCCAATGAATTCGACGTTATACCGGAAGGTTAGCTTCCGGATCTCATCAGCCTGCTGCTCGTAATCAAGGCCCCTCAATCGAAGCTTTTCAATTACGCGGTGCGGTTTACTGTTGGAATGTGAGGGGGAAATAACAGCCAGTCCCGCGCCATCTCCGTCTTCGCCAGCCCCCGATGGGTCGTAACCAATCCATACCGGACTATCACCCAGAGGCCTGTCGGTGTAGGGCTTCAAATCCCGCCATTCAATCCAGCTGTCGACCATGCACGGCTGCAATTTTGCCAACGGGAATACAGCGTGGGTGTCGTCGACAAACTGGCACATCAGCAAGTTGGCGTATTCGTCTGGAGAATATTCCATGCTCAGCTGTTCTATGTCGAAAAGGTCACAACCTCCGGCCATCGCGTCTTCAACGGTCACGATCTGTCGCCATTGCCCATCCGGGCATGCCAGGCCATTGGCCAGTGCAGCGTGCGAGGTTTCAACAATTACCCGTTTATCTTTGGCCCGGCGCTTATTGAAAAGCTCGCCCGTCCAGAAGGGGTAGGCATCGTGGGTGAACGCCGATGGCGTGGAAATATAGGTTTGACTCCACTTCTTATGCATGGCCATGCCGCTGGCCACTTTCCGGAATTGCTGAAAGTCGTGGATCCAGAAGTACTCATCCATGAAAAGATCGCCGTGATAGCTCTGGGCCGTGCGCACGTTGGTGCCGAGAAAGTACAGGGTGGCGCCGTTCGGCAGAATGAGCGGGTCGCCTTTCAGTTCAACATCGCAGGTGTCTTTGATGAACTGCACGATGTACTGCCGGAAAACATGCGCCTGGGCCTTCGATGCACTCAGGAAGATTTTGTTCTTACTCGTGTGAAAAGCATCAACGATTGCTTCCCGGGCAAAGTACCAGGTGGCGCCGATCTGCCGAGATTTAAGAATGTTTCGAATGCGATGGGTTAGCCCCGCAACTTTCCACGTGTGCTGATAGTCGAATAACGATTCATTAAAAGCAGTGGTGATCAGCTCCAGGCCTTCTTCGCCAATGTCGTTTTTCGATTTGCGTGGCGCCCGGCTACTTTCAAGAATATTCGGGTTCAGATCCGATTCGCGCCTGGTTGTCTCGTACTTGTTCACCCGCGCCAGTCGCTCTATCTGCCGGCCTAGCAAGTCAATTTCCTTGAAATCCCTACCTTCTTTTTCATCCTTGAAAACCAGCTGAACCATGCGCGACTCGATAGAGCTCTCGACCCTCTGAATTGGCGAGCTTTGGTCCCATTCAAACCGCTTCTTCCAGTTGTTGAACAACTGCTGGCTGATGCCCAATCGCTCACAGATGCGCACTGCACGCCAGCCCAGCCAATACAAGGTGCGGGCTTCGACGAAATGCTCTCTGTAATCCGATTCAACTGTTTTATCCATGCGCCCAGCGTAATGGCTGCGGCGGTGCCGTTATTGGTGCAGGTTTTGTTCGATAGACCGGGACAAGTGCAACACGTTGGAATTGAACGGCTATGCCGTGAATCTGTGGGCTACTGATGAGGTTTTACAGAATCGCCCATAAAGCATTGGAGTGGCAACATGAAAAAGAAATTTCGAGTCGCAACGGAAGGGGCCACTACGGATGGCCGCGCAATAAGCCGCACCTGGATTGAACAGATGGCTGCCAATTTCAATCCCGAGAAATACGGGGCGCGGATTTGGCTTGAGCACATGCGCAGCATGATGGCAGATGGCGCGTTCAAGGCTTTCGGCGATGTGGTTAGCCTGGAAACCCGCGAAAACGCGGAAGGCAAGCTGGAGCTGTTCGCAGAAGTCGACCCCACTGATGATCTGGTGAAAATGTCGAAAGACCGCCAGAAGATTTACACGTCCATCGAAGTGGATCCTGATTTTGCAGGCACCGGCGAAGCGTACATGGTCGGCCTGGCCGTGACGGATTCCCCCTCATCCCTGGGCACCGAAATGCTCCAGTTCAGCAGCACGGCAACAGACAGCCCACTGGCCAATCGTAAGCAACGCCCGGAAAACCTGTTTTCTGCAGCGCTGGAAGCGGAGTTGGGTTTTGCAGAAAAGCCCCCGGCCGCTGACACCGACACCCTGTTTACCAAGGTGAAGGCACTGTTTTCAAAGCATCGCGACGCGAGCGCGGCGAAATTCAGTGACTTCCGTGCGGATCTGGAAAAAACACTCGAGCTGTTTGTCACCGATGCCCAGCAACTTCGCGCGTCAATTGATGAAATGAACAGTGAGTACAGCCAGATGAAAACTGCGCTGGACTCACTTAAAGCGGAATTCACCGCGCTGAAAACCGATCTTGAAACCAGCCCCTACAACCAAAGCAGACGCGACCCTGCCACCGGTGGCCACGAAGAAATTCTGACCGACTGCTGATTCTGACCGACTGCTGAAGGAAAACGAAATGCGTAATGAAACACGGGTACTTTTTAACAAGCTGCGCTCTCAGATCGCGACACTGAATGGCGCAGAAAACCCAGCTGAGCAGTTCAACGTAACGCCGTCTGTACAGCAAACCCTGGAAAAACGAATTCAGGAATCCAGTGCTTTGCTCCAGGCCATCAACATGATTGGCGTTGATGAAATCAAGGGCGCGAAAATTGGCCTTGGCGTTGGTAGTATTGCCGGCCGCACCAACGTGTCCAGCAAAGACCGTGCGCCGCGGGATGTTAGCGATTTGGGTAGTAACGGCTACGAGTGCCTGCTGACCGAGTTCGACACCGCGCTGCCATACGCCAAAATTGATGCTTGGGCGAAGTTCCCGAATTTCCAGGCTCTTGTTCGCGATGCGATTTTGCGCCAGCAAGCGCTCGACCGAATCATGATCGGTTTTAACGGCACATCGGCGGCTGTGGAAACTGACCGCGCGACAAACCAGTTGCTGCAGGACGTCAACATCGGCTGGTTGCAGCACTACCGCGCCAGTGCACCCGAGCGCGTGATGTCCGAAGTGGTAGCCGAGTCCGGCGAGGTGAATGTTGGCTCCACTGGCGACTACAAGAACTTAGACGCCCTTGTTTACGATGCCCTGCACAGCATGGTTGAAACCTGGCACCAAGGAAATCCGGACCTGGTTGTCATGGTGGGCAGCGCACTGCTGCAAGACAAGTATTTTCCGCTGATCAACGACAATCAGACCCCGTCTGAAAAATCAGCCACGGACCTTATCGTCTCGCAGAAGCGAATGGGCGGCCTTCCTGCCGTCTCAGCACCGTTCTTCCCAGAAGGCGCGCTGATGATCACAACGCTGGAAAACCTGTCGATTTACTACCAGTCCGGCGCCCGTCGCCGTCACGTGATCGACAACCCAAAGCGTAACCGCATCGAGAACTACGAGTCTTCAAACGAAGCCTATGTGGTTGAAGATTTCGGCGCCGGCTGCGTGGTTGAAAACATCACCATCGTTTGATCGAGGTTGATATGACAAGCCCAGCAAGAAAACATTTCTTGCGAGTACGCGCCGCCGTGGAGGCGGCGCAGTCTTCGCCAGAGCGCCCGCAAGGCGAGTCCCACGAATTGCACCGGATTGCAATAATTGAAGACTCGCGACGGCTGCACGACATTCAAAGCATCGAACGCAAGATCGACGCGAAGCGCGAAATGCTGCCGAAGTACGACAGCTATGTGCAGGGTGTACTCGAAGCCGGTACCGGCCAGCAAGACGATGTCCTGGTAACCCTGATGGTTTGGTATCTGGATATTGGTGACGTCAAAACCGGACTGGATATCGCGGAATACGCGATAGAGCACGGTATGCAAACCCCGGACAAGTACGCACGTACTACCGCAACACTGGCAGCTGAAGAAGTTGCCGTGTTCAGCTTGTTGGCCATAGCCAATGAAACCGTTGAGGAAGACCTGCCGGTGCAGCTACGTAGGGCCGTTGATCTGTTTGCCGATGCGGACATGCAAGACCAGGTGAAAGCCAAACTGTTCAAAGCCTACGGCTATCTGCTGCGCGACCAAGGGAATGACGAGCAAGCGCTGTCTGCCCTGAACCGCGCTCTGGATTTGAATGAACGGGTGGGTGTGAAGAAAGACATTGAGCGCCTGGAGCGAAATCTGAAAGATTCCGGCGAATAGCCGTTACCGAGTCGGCCCCCGACGCCAAGGCGGCACGGGGCCATGATTTGCGGCTTTGCCTGCAACTCTTCGGCCCCGTCCACCGCCTTCATAGGAGCAAGCATGAGCCTGATCGCCGCCGGCGGGCCTACCGAACCCGCAATCATCACGAATGCCCCGTTTTTTCCCGATATTGCCGTCGAATCATTCCGCGATGCAACACGCGTGGATGGCACGGTGACCAATGAGCGATGCCAGCACGCACTGGAGGCTGCGATCTCTGACGCCAACGATCAGTTGAGCAACTGGGTGCAGGAACAGGTTGCCAGTGGCGTTACCGACATCACTGGAATGCCCATTCAGCCCTGGCAGCGTGCGGGCTATCACCAGCAACTCTATCTGCGTGCCGTTTATAGCCTGGCAAAAGCGGACCTGATCGAGCGGTATCGCGATTACGACACCACCGGCAAAGGTCATCAGAAAGCCGGTGCACTGGCACCCGCAGACGATGATTACCGGCGTAATGCTGCCTGGGCGCTGTCGGATGTTCGCGGCGCCCGGCGCACAACTGTGGAGCTGATCTGATGGTTGACGTAAGAGCCATTCAGGGCGACACGGTAGACCGCATCTGCTTTCGCCATTACGGCTACACAGCTGCCGTTACAGAAGCCGTGCTGGAAGCCAACCCTGGCCTGGCAGAGCAGGGCCCGATAATTGCCATGGGTACCCGCATTCGATTGCCAGAGGTTCCGGCTCAGCCGGCACGGCAAACTGTGCAGCTTTGGAACTAAGCGGGGATTTATGAGCAATGACTCCAATGAAAAACTGTTGCACGACATGGTAGCCCAGGACTGGGCTGCTCGGCTCCGCGATCTTGAACAACTGCAACCCAGAGTTCACGCACTTGAGCACGCTGTTACGGGCATCCGCAGCGAAGTACGAGAAGCTCGAATCGAACAACAAGAAGAGCAGCGCGAAACCCGGCAGGCCTTGGAATCATTTCGTAAGCGCATGGACAGCGATTATCGCGCGACTGTGGTCGCAATGACGGAGATAGCAGGCGCAACAACTGGAGCAATCACATCATTGGTGAAGAGTGTGGGCGAGCTCACCAGAAAAGTGGCATTCGCCACTGGCGCATTATACGCCCTAATGGGCATTGGCGGTCTTGTGATGGCCTATCGAACTGAATTACTGAAAGTGCTCATATCCGTACTTGGAGGCAGCTAATGAAGAGCAGATCGAAGATTAAGTACCTGGTCGTGCATATCAGCGACAGCCCGGCAGATCGCGGCGATACCGCAGCAGACATCCACCGGTGGCATAAGCAGCGCGGCTGGTCAGGTATTGGCTATAACGCCGTGATAACCGGCGATGCGCAACTGCAGCAAGGCCGGCCAGATTACTGGCAAGGCGCGCATGTGCGCGATTTTGACGAAAACGGCGAAGGCGACAATAGCGACAGTCTGGGCATTTGCATTATTACCAACAAAGCGCCTGATGCCGACCAGCTTCTAGTTCTGGAAGGCTGGCTGATCGCAAAGCTGGGGGAGTACCCTGATGCTGAAGTTGTTGGCCACCGTGACCTGGATTCCCGCAAAACCTGCCCTAACTTCGACGTTCGCCCCTGGTGGGCCACCAAATCCCAACACAGAATTGACTGAGGCAGCGCCCATGACCCCTGAGCAGTTAGACGCCTGGCGCGCGGTACCCAGGACACTGGTAACCATGTACGCCATCATGTTCTGGCAAATCTGCCAATGGTTTATGGCGCTGCCAGACCCAACTGCCGCGCAGTCGGCTTTCGTTAGCACGGTCGTCGGCGCATCTGCCGGCTGGTTTGGTCTTTATGTGCACAGCGAGAGGCAGCGCGAATGATCTACGCAAAAATACTGGGCCCCCTGGCGCTTATGGTCGCGATCGCTTTTTCAGGCTGGCAGGCCCGCGGCTGGTTTGAAGACAGCCAGGCCCTGACGGCTGAGCGCGTGGCGCGCCAAGTGATTGAAGCCGAAATGAGCCGGGAATCCGAAGTGGCCCGGGTAGTGGAACACCAGCTGGCCCGCCTTGAGCCCAGTGAAAGGGTTATCGATAGGGGAATTATTCGTGAAATTCAAAAACCCATTTATCAGCGCGTGTGTCTTGAGCCTGAGTTTGTCCGCCTGCTCAATAATGCCGCAACAGGACAGGCCGCAATCTTACCAGCAGAACCTGCTGACCAAGTGCCCGCAGCAGCTGCCGCAGCTGACTGACGGCAAGGGCGGCACGGTCGGCGCCACAATGAACGAGTGGGCCAAAATCTATCACCGTTGCAAAATTCGACATAACGGGCTGGTTGAAGCCATCAATTTACAACTCCGGAGCCAGCCATGAAAAAGCTTGAAGACTTGCGCGGCCACTTACTGGCTAACGTTCCCGGCCTGAAGCGCAACCCGGACAAGCTGCTGACATTTATCGAAGACGGCAGCATAGAGTTCTGGCCCGGGCAAAACCTCAGCCACGCCTACGCCATCCCAATCCAGATCATTGTGACCGACTACGCCGGCAACGTGGATGACCTGGTCCTGCCCATACTGTCCTGGCTGCAAGTGCGCGAGCCGGGCCATGACCCCATGAACACCATTCGCTTTGA